GCAATCACTCGATCAACATCTTCATAATATTCTTCAGTTTCGTAATATGGTTCCGCATAATGAGCTAAGAAATCATCAATATATGTATTTATTGCCTCATTAACATCAACATTTTCACCATTTTTTGTAGCCGATATTGGGACAACGGTATTGTCAATATAATACGACTCTGCATCATAATGTCTGGTTTTTAACCCAATAGATTCTATTTGAATAATCCATCGTTTGTGCCCAACAAACGGAGTTCCTGTTGTGAATTTGAGTTCTCTAACTGCATCAAAAACTTTTTGTATTTGATTTTTTACCTTTTCGTTAAGATAAAATTTTGGTTGTTCGTCCCATAATATTTTAGTGTCTAATTTAATACCAACATAATCTTCAAACTCCATTAATATATCTAAAAGTTCGTCATCCACTATTGCCCAATAATAAGAAACATCATTTGGATTTTCTATTTTAAATCCAATAGGATAAGAAGGTTTGAAGTGTTTACTAACAATTTTTTCCCCGACTATAACAGGAGTACATTTTAACCCATGAAGATCTATAACACCCCCAACAAACTTTTTGAAGAGTTTTAATGTTGTTTCATTATCCATCATACAAACATTTTTGCTTCTTTCTCTCTACGAGATTTTAAACCAGGAAAGTCATCAAACAATGAGCTAGTTGTTTGTAAGATCAATTCTCTCGCCTCTTCAAAGTCACCTCTTTTAATTGATTGTAAAAATTTCTTTGTTCTGATATTTCTTCCCATGTTGTAAGTCATAGAAATTAAAGTGTTATACATTCCTTGAGTAAGGTTTGGTGTGATACCTTGTTTTTCCCAATCATTTAATATTTCGTTTACAATCTCCTCAGCAATTTTAATATCGTCTCTGAACAATATTTCAGCTTGTTTTGGTGTGATTCTTGTCTTACCTGGTTTAATTTTTTCGTAATTAGGTAAAAAATCATATCCTTCTCTTTCTCCTTTTTGTATTGCGTGTCCGTAACCAATTGTATACGCACCGTCACCAAGATCATAAGCAATTAATGCAGGTTCTCCTTTATCTACAATTGATCCTTCTTCCCATCTTAAATGATCTAAAAGTTCTTTTGAAGATTTTCTAATCCTTGGTTGTTCAAGTTTTTTAATCGTTTCTTTTTCAGTTTCAACTGCAGTTTGTAATTGTGGTTCTAAAAAGTTTTGGATCTGATTTAAAGATACTATCCCTAAGAATGAGTACATAACGTACCTCATAATTTTTCTTTTTAGATCTTCAGGTAGTTTTTTTATTTTTTCTTTAAGAGTTTCGATGTATTGTTTGACATCTTCTTTTGTTTTAACCCAAATTTTAGAAAGATCAATCTCATCTTTCACATTTGTAAAATCCCACTCCATATCAGGTTCTCTTTCTTCATCCTCAGTTAATACTGAAAGTTTAAAAACAACCTCATCCAATATTTGTTGGTGGTTGGTATAGGACTTTATTACTTTATATTGATCTTCTCGAATAGATAATTTCATATTAATAAATATATGAAATTATTTTTCGAAAGTAACTTTACTGACTTGGAAGTCTAAGATATTGAAGTAAACCAATTCGTCTCTTAATTGTTGTTCGTTTTGGTATCTACGAATTCTATCATTTTTACGTCGTGAATTTGCTTGAGTATAGAAACTTAGGTTCATTTTGACAATAACATCTACTTCATAACAAAATTGTTTTGTATTTCCTCTCCAAGAAACAGTTTCGTATTTTCTGATATTTGAGATTGTAATAACACAGTCATTATCTTTCCAAAATCTTCCGTCAATTGATATTGGTTTTTTCTTTAAAAGTTTTTTGATGAACTTTGTGTCTTTGTCTTTGATACAATTACCTATTTTATATCTGTGTTTCATATAACAAAGATAACAAAATATTACCTTCTGCCAAAATTTCTATTAAGATTTTCTAACTTAGCTTTCTTTAGCGCTGTAGTTAATACTTTACTGGTTTGATGATTTGTAGTTCTATTAACTTGTGTGTAGTCAATAGTTTTTGGTTGTTTAGTTTCATTAACAGGTCTTGGTTTGTCACTAAATATTGATTCCAATAACTTATGTTTTTTTTCTTTTAACTCCCTTTCTAAATTAATTTCTTCCGTTTGAGTTTGTATTATCGATTGAGACAAAGTGTTTGTTTGGATATCTAAGACCTGGTAATCACCTTTTTTCATTTCATCTAAGATCACACCACCTTTTTTGTTTTTACTAATCTTAAAGAAATTTGCCCTCATTTGTGACGCATATCCAGTATCTTTTCTTCTTGTTAAACTATTATTGTGTAATCTCCTGTGGAATAAGACTTCAGATGTTAAATTTATCTTCCTTTTGAATTTATATATTCTACCCATGAAATCAGAGTCCGCAGCAACTTTCCATCCCTCAAACCCATTCATACTTAAAAATAGATCTTTCTTAATTCCAAATACACCTTCACCATATAAGGATCCATCATTACTGAAATTCCTTTGCCCTTTGTAGTCCTTGAAGTTGAGGAACTTGGGTTTTACACAATCATATTTATCTAAACTATTATCGATCTCATCTATTAGGGTTTCTAACATTATGTCATCAGAATCGAAGAAGAATATTTTATCGTATTTTGCTTGTTCGGCTAATGTATTCTTAATAATATATGGTCCACCATTTTCAGTAAAATAATAAAAAAAGTAGTTCTTCGGAAATTCTTTAGTTTTAACGTATTCTAAAGTTTTTTCACAATTATCAATTCCAATCAACACTTCAAACTCATCATCATACTTGTTATTATTAATTGAATTAAATAACTCCTCAAAAAAATCTATTGAGTCAAACGTAGGTATTATAATTGATAAACTCATCTTCTACCTTTAGTCTTATAAAGTTTTTGTAAAACAGAAGCGTTTGTCTTTAAAGAAGAATTACCTCCAAGATTTTTTGGTTTCACCGCAACATGAGTTGGTGTTTTATTAAAGATTTGATTTACTTTTTCGTAGTTAATCATCTTTTCAGTTTTTTCAATAGTCGATTTAACTACTATCGGTTCTTCTTTAGGTTTTTCAGGTTCTATTATAATCTCCTCTTCTTTTTGTAAGTCTATCGTATTAAAATCTAACTTTATTGTTTTATCGTAGATTGAGTTTGAGACTAATGTTTGTATTCTATCGTTTCTTGAGTGGGTGTCGTAAATAGTTTCCTGTTGATGAGTATAATTGATGTAACCCTTACTATGTTTCGCACAAATTATATCAATATTAGTTTCTATACAATACTTTCCAACCCATACATCTGCCATGTTTGGGGCTTTAAAATGGTTTAAAGGTATTCTCATTAAATTTGTGTGGAAACACATAACTCCAGTACCTCCAAATTGTACTTTAATATCATTTTTAACAGTACCTAAACAACTATATCTTTCAGTTGCTGATCGATAATAACTCCCAATAGGAAATTTGTTAAAATTTCTACCGTGTAAAGTTATTACTTTTGTATTGTTATATTCCTTACACTTTCCAATCATATATTCAACATAATTTGGGGGATATATTAAGTCATCGTCAATAGTTAAAAAATATCCGTCCTCACAACTCATTAAACTCATGAACTTAAATGCGTCACCTAATGAATTATCAGTTAAAAACAGATTTATTTTTGTATCGTATAAAAATAAAGGTATGTTGTTATGATTATCATTAAGTGCAATATTAATAACATCACATTGATTATAAATTGATTTGATTGTTTTTTCTAAACTACCAATCCTACCATAAGAAGATACGTTAACAATTACTTTATCCATTCTTATTTTAAATGTGTGTTATTTGTTACTCTATTTTCAATATCACTAAATCCTTCTCTCTGCCAAGCTAAAATTGGTTCACAAATAAAACATTTTCCTAATGGTAAGACATCACTAATCAATACATCTACTTTCCATTCCCTTGAGTTGATACCTTCCAATATTGTATCATAAAATTTATCTCTAACGATAAACGCGTGAGTTGTGAAAACTTTTTTAGCCCAATTCAAAGACTCAGAATATTTTTCAACGTCCCCAACATTCCAACCACCTAAGTAAAGTAAATCCCAATCTTCAGGTAATTCAGTCATCACTTTTACCAATTTATCATTAAAGTCTTCACAAACCTCAATATCATCTTCTAACACTAAGACCATATCTAAGTTATCATTTTTAACCTGTGTGAATAATCTTCGATGACTATCCCAACATCCCATAAAACCTTGTTGTTTTACAGAATAATCGGCAAACTCAATTTTTCCATCTGTCGCCTCAAAAATCTCATAGTTAAACGGAAGATTAATTTCATCTAATCTGTCAGTTCTCCTTTTAAGATTGATAACATAACTTTTAATTTCTTTCATATCGTAATAATGGGTTTATTTTTTCTTTCCTCAAAGTTCATCTTTGATTCGTGATCACCATGTATAACGAGTGATGTTTTGGTATGATACATGGATTTATTTTTATTATGAAGCTTTGTCGATATTTGTTGTCCAACACCAGAACTTAGATTGGGGTCGTGATTCCATCTACTCATAGGTATTTCATCAATTTTAAAATCTAACTGACTAAAGAATTCTTTTGTTGATATATAACATAGGTCATTCCACTGAGTTTTAATATGATCACCCATGTCTATAGAATTAAAACTAGTCCAATTGTGTCTATAAACTCTACCATCAGTTAAAATACTTAAACATATTTTATTTGGGTCAGGGATTTTATCATATCGATTAGCCGCAACACTTAAAAAATTATCAATCAACTGAACATCATCAGGGATTTGAATGAAGTATTTTGAATTAATGTTTCTGACGTACCCAAATATGGTATTTATGATTTTCCAATACTTTTTCTTACCTTGATTTGGAAAAAATTTGACATACTTAATGTGTGGACTATTAAAGTTGTAGTTCTGAACGCTACCGTCATCGAACACAACGATTAAAACTTTTTGATTTCCTTTTTGTCTTTCGATTTGATTTATTAAATCATACAACATATCCCCTCTGTTATAAGTTGTAATTAAAATGCAAAAATCATAATTTGAGTCCATTATCGGTATTTAAATAAAATCTATGTAAGTTATCTAAAAAATAACTATTTGTTTTTCTTTTTTTTACCCTGACAGTGTGCTCTCTGACTAAATCCTTTTGGGTTATTACAATTTATTGATTTTTTGTATTTTTCAGTCCATTTCTCATCAAGAGGTTCTTTCTCTAACTTGTTCTTCCAAAACTTAAATAAGTTTTCTTTATCGTATTCTTGTTTCTTGGAGTCCCACCCACAGTCATGACACAAATAAGGGTGTCTATCATCTTTTTCCATTTTCCATGAGTGTTCGCACTTTTCACATTCAATCTTATTATTGAATACTCTGTCGGCTTGTTTTTCTGTTAATACTATTTTCATCATTCGCAATCTGAATCATTGTATAATTCCACCAAATAATCGTAGAATTTTTTATTTAAATATTCTTCAACTTCGTCTCTGACATCAACCATTTCTTCTGATGGTTCTTCATAATCATAATGTTCCTCATCATTATAATAGAAATGAAGACCCTCATTAATACAGAAGTCGGCATAATCATCTTCGTCTTCAAAGTCGCATGGGTCTTGGATCTCGGTTTGATATTCGATTATTTCACTAATTTTTTCAAGTTCAACTGCTCGTCTTTTGAGTCTTAAACTCATCATTTGTTCTTCGGTTATTATTATTTTCATTTTCTTAATACTGGTATTACTTCTTCAGCAAAAAAGTTCATTACTTCGTCCTCAATTTGCATGTCTTTTAATATATCCTGTAATCTTGTTTCCTCGTCTAAAACACTATAGAAATCATAATCAGTAATATATCCACGTTTATCTGTTGTAATTACACCCAAGAATTCATTATCTTCAAATTTTACCTCACCAAAATAATTGATTTCATTGTTCTCCTCAAATTCTTCCGAAAATGTGTAGACTAACGGCATTTCAAAACCATCATATTCAAATGTTTCACCTTCTCTTTCGTCAATATCATAACTTTCTTCGTCACTATAAACAAACTCTTCGGCATTACCTCCTTGATTTACAAACTTTTGGAATGCCCTCATCATGGTTTGCTCTGATGGTTTTAGATCTATATTATTTTTCTTTTTATTATATAAATCTAAAATTCTATCGAAGTTTTCAGTTATAGTTTCACGAGGATTTACACTATAAAAATATTCTTTCAATTGATCATCGAAAGTATCTTTCATTGCGGAAAATACACTTAAGTATTTATCGTTGAATGAATCGGATTGTATTTCGGTCGCACTTCCATCAAAAATTTTACTCAAAACCTCATCATAAACATCAACTAAAAAATGTTCAAATACGTTATAATCAGTGGGGTCAATATTATTTACCGCTTGTTCAACCGATTCAACAACCTCACCTATTCTTCTTGTTAACCAAAGTTGACCTTCTGTCATAATTCAACCTTTTCTCTCGTTTTATTATTGTAAATAGTGAATGGGTTCGCAATTACAATCCAATCAACATATTTGTATTCATCACTCCTATTCCAAGATTTTTCGTTATTTTTTACTTGGATTGTTTTTGTTCCGTATTTAGGTGAAGTCATGATTAAGTCAGTACCATATACCATGTCGATCATATCACCATTCCCACCTTCGTATTCAGTTTTAAAACCAAACTCCTCTAAAACTTCCTTAACTTTAGCTTCAGCCGCTTCACCCTCCCTAGTATTTCCAAGAGTGTTTTTGGTGTAATCATTTAGTTCTTCAGAGTTTACGAAATAATTATTAATCAATCTAACAATATATGGTTTGAGCTTTAATAACCCTTTTTCAGGATCTGATATGATGTGTTGGATTGTTGGTTTTGCCTTATCTCCTCCCCTATATATCATATCGGTTAATAACTCCGCAAGATCATAATAGTTAGTATTTAATTTATTAATTGGTTGCCACTCACCATCGATATAAACTTGTTTTTTTTTCTTTACATGTCTGTCAATAAATCTATCCAATTCTTTTTGATCTATTTTACCAATTGTGTGTAAAAAATTAGCACCATCTACAAATTTTTTTTTCAAATTTTCAGGAATATCTGTTTCAAGATTACTCTTTTTTTCGTCTATAATTTTCATAAGACCCAAACCACTATCTTTGAATAACCAACTTTTCAAAGACATTATTTTTTTACACACCAACATTTTTTGTGGACTACCCAAAAATCTTTGGCAAGCCCTATAATCCGATTCATTAGGATTTTGGATCTCCATCATCTCGGTTATTCTTAATATTTCTTCTTTGAGTAAACTTTCCATTAATGATAAATACTTTAGAAATCGATTGTCATATAGTTTTCCTCAATTTCTTCATCGTAGTTTTGATTGTGGTTAACACTCACGGTTTTATTTTGGAAGTTGTAGGCAAATGTTCCGTTTGACCCTTCATTAATTTCCCAACCTGAATGATACAGATCAAGTAATTCATATGTAATATCTTCTAATCTACCATCTAAAGATGTTTCACCATCTGATGATGCAACCTCATCATTTAACCAACCACTATCACTTGATCCTTCATATGTTATTTCAACAATATCACCATATTTTTTTAACATCTCAGAAATAAACTCTGGGTTTACCAATAATTTATCTTTTCTATCTCTTCCTTCTCGATACCACGGTAATGTTGTATTCACAACATTCTGAAATGTGTGTTCTATTTTAGTTTCATCGGTTTTTGTTTCATAAAAATCATATGTAATTATGATTTGTTTTTTGTCGGCATTAATCTCAAAATTCAAAGAACCATTTGCAGTTCCATAATAATCATTATAAAAGTTATCCATATCAAAATCATTTTTGATATCGTCAAACAAAATGTCTATTGATTGAGGTAATTGACCTACTTCATATACCGATCTCCCACGGTAAGTTGGTCCATCTAAACCATGATCCCAATCATCGTAGCAATTATATTTATATTGTACTCCATCTTCCAAGTTCATGGAATTTAGAATCAAAGAAAACTTTTTTAAATCTTTAATTTGTTGATCAGTTAATTTCATAAAAGTATTTTATTAATAAATAGTTTAATCTTCAAACTCTAACTTCTGACTTCTTGTAACCCAAGATGGTCTCTCACCAGACAATAATATTTTCATCCAATCAGACGCGGATGGTATGTATCCATCACAATCTTCTTTCACATGTTGTTCTCCAACATAACGAGTGTAGACGGTCTTACCATCACTATTCTTAAACTCGTCACCGAACTTTTCTTGGAGTTCGAATAAACCTTCACTGTGGTGTCTGAATGCTCTGTGTAAGGAATGTCCATACCATCCTTTAGTTTCATCTAACCAGTTATGTATGTGTATGTAATCTTCCCACTTTCCACCAAACTTTTTGGCTGAGCTTTTTGAATGTAAGATTGGGTGTGCCATTATTTTGTTATTTTGTTTGCCGAGTTGACGAACTCTTTTATTGTTTTATTTGTTACTGCTGCAGTATCTCTATTATGAAATAGTTCAGGTTTTGACTCTTCTATTAAATTACGTAATCTTTGTCGAATATATTTTCTATTACCTTCTATTTGATAGAACTTATCATCAACCATTAAATGTGGTAAATCTGAATTAAACACATTAGTGGTTGGGAAGAAAACTTGATAGTGCCTTACCATATAATAAAACAAATTTTTATTTATTTCTATATCTTCAACCATATACTAAAAATAGAATATTTATTAAAAAAACAAAATAGTGAAAATTCCAGAAAACAAACTAAAGGTTTTTACCAAACAAATATATAATCATATCATCGATGAATATGGTCAGGATAGAAATTTAACCCCACAAGATGTTCATAACATGATTACGAATTACAATGATGAAATTCTTAAATTATTAACTAGTAGAATGGATCCCGACACAAAAAGGGCCGTATCTTTCATGGTATCTCTTTATTCTGAGAACAAAAATCTTGATGAGATTGTTAAGTATGTGTTAGACAATTACACTTATTTGGAGGTGACTCATTACGACAATTTTGATCATAAAACCATTGAATGTTCTGAATGTAGGGGTAAAGGTAATGAAGATTGTGATAGATGTGATGGGAGCGGTAATGAAGATTGTGATAGATGTGATGGTTCGGGAAGTATTAACTGTACCGATTGTAATGGATCAGGTGAAGACTCAGAAGGTGAATCATGTTATACCTGTAATGGAGATGGTGAAATATTTTGTCCTGATTGTGATGGAGCCGGTTCACTACCATGTGATAGTTGTGATGGAGATGGTTCATTAGATTGTAACTATTGTGATGGAGATGGTGAAATAGAGTCAAGTGATAAATTTTTTGATAAATCTACTGGTATTGTTGCAACCATATCACCTGATGTTCGTAATTTACCTAACGAAACAATATTAACTGATGAGCAAGCAGACACACTATTTAAATCAAAAATAATTGCCCGTATTGATCTTGACGATTTTCAAGTTGATGAATACGAACCTATGTCATTTAAAGGTGATGGATCTGGATCAGATATGTGGGTTATCGATTATAAAGAAATCGGTATTTAACTCAAGAACTTTAATTTATACATCGTAGAGTAAATTAACTCCTGAACAGTATCTATTTGATTTTGGATATAACTGTCGTCTACAGATTCTCTATTTTCTTCAATCATGTTTAATAATTGTGTAAAGTACGACAATACTTGTTTCTTATTTTTATAAGAAGTCATTTTGAAACTTTTGTAGTTTTTCATTAATCCGTACTTACCTTGATAAGATTCTACTAAACCGTCAGTAAGTGCATCAACACCTTCATAATATCCTTGTAATGCTTTGTGTTCCGCATAAGATTTAGTACCTAAATGGAATACGTGAACTTGTGTTTGAGAATGTAATAAATGACAGATCATTACACAAAAATCTTCATTTGTTGACCCCTCTTCAGTTTCATTTTCATCAGAAGTATCTTTTTTGTCTTGATCTTCATCTTCTTCTTGTTCTAAAAGATTTCTTTTTTTCAATTCTTCGATCAATTCTTTTCTCAAATCAGTTTTCATAGTTGTGTTTTATTATAAATACTATGAACTCCTTATTTAGTTATTAAATCTTTATCAGCAATAACAACTAACTCTTCACCAAACAAAGGTTGGATCTCTTTAATCTTACTTTTAATTTCAGGATAATCGGTCCATACTTTAACACCTTCATGTTCAGGACTATAGTCATTATCTACCAAATACTGAACTACCGAGTTTTCTTCGGTTGTTATAAAACCGTGAGCAAAGTATCTTGGTACGTATACCTCATCACCCTCGTTCATTTCAAAAAAGAATACTTTATTGTAATCCTCCGATACGGTTCTCATATCGATCACAAAGTCCAATATCTTCCCTGAGATCACTTTAATTAACTTGGCTTGAGCATACTCATTCTTTTGGAAGTGTAGACCCCGTAAGGTATATTTACGGGGATTTACACTGATGTTACTCTGAAGCCAGTTCTTATCAAGTTTATCTAACATTAAAGGACTGAATGTCCCTCGTTTGTCTCTGAATACTTTGTTCTCAATAAAATGTGCTTTCTCCATTATAAAAATTGTATTTCATTTGTTATTGGGTTCCAATCAATGTGCCAAGGTAAATGAGCGTAATTGTATCGTTCATTCAATACGGCAGCATTGAAGTAGTGTGTATGTCCATCGTAGTAGTGTCCATAACCAGTATGAATGTGTCCACAGATATGGATCTTCGGTTTGATTTGTTTTATTCGTTCTGCAAGTAATTCACAACCCAAGTGAACATTTCGGTTACCTTCAACATCATCTAAGATACCCCAAGCCGGACCGTGAGTAATTAAGATATCAATGTCTTCAGGTATCATATCCCAAACCGCTTTCAACTCCTCACCATTTCGTGGTAAGTTGAATGCCCAATTATAGAACTCAGGTTGCCAAGGACTACCCCAAATTTTCACAGTATTCACATTTTCATCATGTGGGTCACCATCCCCAACATTAACCCAATCATCTTGGAGGTATGTTATTGTATCATATGAACCAATAATCTCTTTTACTTTCTCTACGTTATTTTGGAAACCCCAATCGTGATTACCAGCAATGAATACTTTGTGGTGATAGTCACCTATTTTGTTATACCAAGCGGCAAACTCACGGATTTCATGTTCGTAACCCATAGAACTTAAATCACCGGCATGTAATAACAAATCACCACCAGGTAAGTCACCTGTAATGTGTTTATGTTTTCCGTGTGTGTCTGATATGATAGTTAGTTTCATAGTTTTATCCATTTATTGTCGTGGTTATACTTGAAGGATCCGATGTGTTCTCGGTTCCACTCATTTGGTTGGATCAAAGATAAGAAAATATTTCCATCTGTACCATAGTAAAGGTGATAAATCTTTCCGATCACAGGTTCAAAACTAAACTTGGCCTTGTAAACCAAATCGTTCCATCTGTATTCCTCAATAAGTTTCTCGTATTCCTTCTTTAGTTCGTCAAACTTATCTTCAAATTGTTGATTGACATGGATTATCCTTGGGCTCTTCCAAAACTGAATATCGTTTACTACGATCGCAGGGGCGCCGACATTCGATCCATAGGGTAATAGAGCAGGATTATCAGCGACATTATCGGGTTTCTTATCTTCCATATTTATGGATTGGGTTTGTGCAATTACCTTTATGCGAACCCCAAGTGCTTTGTCCATAACCTACTCTAATGTATACACAACCTCCATATGTGAATTCTGTTACATTTTTGTGAAGATCATCAGATTTCTGTCTTAACCCTATAGGTTCTTCTATTGTTTGTTGTTTTTGTTGTTGTTCACAAGAGGCTATACCAATTAATATTGTTCCTACACTTGTCCCCAAGACAAACATAAGGAATACACTATAAAATATTTCTTTCATAAGATAAAAATAAACGACTTACTTCGGTAAATCAATTATTCTTGCCCGAAACTTTGTTTTTTTGTTGTGGCGTTTTCCACTAACCACTGATCTACATTTGGGACTCTCAATAAAAAATCTAATTCATATGAATAAGCCCAATATTCTTCTTTGTTTGGGTCCATGTTTCTTCCGTAGATTAACAGGTGATAACTTTCGTGTATAAGAATGGCACATATATTATATATGTTTCCAAAGTTCATCTCTTTAGTTGGGATGAGAATTGTATGTGGTGGTTCTGTGGTTGCAAATGTATTATTCCAATAACCAATATTGTTACAAACGGTAACTAGGTTATTATATTTTACCGTATCGTATTTTTGTATTGTGTCTAAAGCTTGTTGAACCTTACTTTTCCAACCATACCCAACATCAGTAATATTAATTTGAGATATAGAAGATGACCAAAACATTAACGATATCAAAAGTTGCCATATTTTCATATTTTGATAATTGCTTCGTGTATGGCTTTCTTTAATGCCGACGATACCGTCATCTTTTCAAACGGCATCATTCCTTCTCTTACTTCGATCATCATCGCTCTTACCTCTGTTGATGACTCACCAATTCCTTCATAACACTTTCCATCATAATGTATTCTAACACCAACTTGAGTTACGGATTCTGTTTTCTCAACACCTACAACTCTGATCGTTGTCTTTGGGAGTCCAAAGTAAAACACCTCAACATCCATGTCTTTCCCATCATCAGACAGACAGAACTTTTCAGATAATTCTTCTTCAACAATTTGTTTAATACCAAATCTGATATCTCTGTTTCCAAGTTCTCTTAACTTTGCCGTGTTGTATACAGAATCAACATAAACACACTGTTGAGACATTGCGAGGTTACCAAGTAGTAACATACCAAGTAGTAAGATTATATTTCTCATTTTATTTTATATTTTGTAAAGTCAGTTGATAATGGTTTCTCATTCTTGAAGTAATACTTCTCTACGGTTTTTCCGTATTTGATTGTTTT